GGAATTTGTATAAAGTTTCTAAATATTGTGATGAATTAGTTCCAACAGGATATTCTGGTAAATTTCCTTTATCTGATTTTACAATTACCAACTCTACAACTGTTACTATAGATGATTCTTCAACAAACTTAGGAGAAGATGTTTTTGTGGATAGATTTCCTAATGGAGCTATTGTTTCTCTTTTTGATACTGTCGATTCTAGTGGCAATTTGCTGGATAAAGCGTACCGTAGATTAATTATTGACGGCTCTTACGCTAATAATGCTTATACCTTTACAATGGTAAAAATATTTTCTGTTGAACAGGTATTTTCTAAGTATCCAAGTTTACGTACTCTTTTTAATAGTTTGGTAAATTATCAAAATGAGGATACAACTACAGATCAAGGCGCTAATGTAGATCAAGGAAAAGTAAATCATAACTTCAATTCTCCAGCATTTTTCCTTATAAATATATTAATAAATTATCAAGCTAATACATATATAGAAGCACAAGATTTTATAGCGGAATATATCACTTCAGGAGGTCAACCGCTTGATCCAGAAGTGGCTGGAGGTAAACTAGGAGTAGATTTTCAAGGTCAACTACCATTACTAGAACCAAGGTTTGCATGTAATGTATATTTAGATCGAGAGCAAAATGCTCTTAATACAATTAATGATTTAGCTTCTGTGTTTAGAGGAATGATTTACTGGTCTTCTGGCAGTATTTTTGTTGCTAACGATGAGAAAAAAGATGCAGTTATGCTATTTAATAACTCTAATGTGGTAGATGGATCATTTGTGTATAGTGGGTCGGCTGATTCCGCAAGGCATACTGTTGTTACTGTTAGATATAATGATGAAACAGATAGTTACAAACCCAAAGTTGAATACGCAGAAAACTCAGCAGGATTAAGAGAGTACGGTTATAAACAAAAAGATATTGTTGCTATAGGAGTTACCTCAAGAGGTCAAGCTCATCGATTAGCAAAATGGATGTTGTCAACAAATCAAACAGAAACTGATACTGTTCAATTTTCAACTGGTCAAGAAGGTAGTTATTTAAGACCGGGAGATGTTATTAAAATTCAAGACAAACTTAAAAGTGTTAAAAGATATGGAGGTAGAATTGTAGCGGTTGATTATGCTGCACGTAAAGTAACTTTAGACGAAGGTATTCAAGAAGATATTGTGGGGCAAAAAATAACATTTATTGTACCTCGGCAAAATAAAACAGTAAAACAATTAAACGAAGATGCAAGATTAAAAATAAATGTTCAAGATGAAACTGGTTTAACTGACGATGAAATTGATTCACGAAGAGAGCCACAAATAAAAGAATTTACAGTCAGTGCTGTATCAGAAACTAATGTAGTCACTATATCTGAAACATCAGATCAAGATTTTAATTTAATTAAATCTGGCTATTTATGGTCTGCTCAAAATTTAAGTACAGATTACGAAATCAAAGAGGTAGAATATAGAGTTCTTTCTGTTACAGAGAAAAGCTCTAATGAATATATGGTAACCGGCTTAATGTATAACCGAACTAAATTTGATAACATTGACAGATCAAAAAGTATTGAAAATACACAACAATCTGTGTCTCAAATAGTTAATGTACCATCTTTACCAGAGCCTTTAGTAGAAACCAATAACTCTATAGAAGTTAGTTTTAGAGCTTTTAATCCTGAAACTGATGTACCACCATATTTTGACGGCAAATTTCCTTTAAGAAATCAGCGGCCTCTTCAAAAAAGTTATAGACAACAATATGTAAATATAAATTTTGAAGCTTTAGCTGCTGACAATAGCGTTAATGCATCTAATACAGGTGGCTATATATTACAAGTTACAAAATCTAATGGGGATATATTGCGTGTAACTTTAGATGGTTGGGACAATCAAAATGCAAATATCTTTTTAGGGGAGTTGATTTCTGGATCATCTGCTCCAACAGAAGGCACAAATACAATTGATGTCAAAATATTTAGATATGATCCCGACAAGAGATTAGAAGGTACTATTGGATTAACAAACTAAAATGGCAACTTTTTCAAAATATATTAGTCAACAACCGGAAGATTTTGGTGCAGCTTTACGTATCTCTGGCTTTCATGTCCAGAATGGGGCTCCTAATTTACCTATTGTTAATAATTTTCCTTATAGTAATTCACTTGCTTTATTTACTGGCGGTGAAGGTATTAGCTCAAGCGACATAGCTAATAAAAATATTTCTGTAGCCAGCGGTCAATTTTTTGTTAAAAATCCTAGAATTGCTTGGAGCTTAGTTAATCCAGCAGATAATTCTGTATTTAGTGACGAAGATGTTTCTTTTTTAGATAGTTTAAAAGGATTTGAAATTACTCTAGAAGATGAAACTGGAGCTTTTGTACAAAGATTAACCACAGGTGATTATAAGAATACATATTATTCTTTATCAACTGATAATATAAAATCTTTATTTACTAATTTAGAAAATAGTAGTGTTTCATATGGCAACTCTTTAAGTCCTAATAGAAGAAGATTAAGATTTAAGGTAGTTTCTACTGATTATTATAATAGAAAAAATACTGGCATTTATTTTTTGACAATGCCGACACCTGTTATTACTGGATGTCAAGTAGCAGTAGGAACTGATATAAATTTAGATTTTAAGGCTACCAGATATTCTGGTTTAAGCAGTTTATTGGTTTACGGTAATTCAACATCTGGGTTTAACATTAGTAATTTTTCTGGCACAGCAGCTCCAGATTATAAGTACACCGCAGATTTGTCAGACAGCTTCAGAGCAAGTTTAAATTTTGATCTTGATGGCAACCCTAATTCAGGACTGTATTATGCTGCTGTTTTGAGCGATAACCTTGGAACAGGTCAAGCATATTATTTTCCATCTTCTATTAAACCATTTCCTGTTGACCCATTACAATATAACGTAGATATTAGTGGGTTAGCTGGAAAAATTATTGTTAATCGTGATAACTTTAACAAGCAGATAGACAGCACTCTTGTTGCTAAATTTCATAAAGATTTAAATCCAGCAAGTGATGCCCGATATGAAATACAAGTAATTGAAAGCGGAAGTTTATATAATAGAAGTGATTATTTTCTTATTGAAACTCCTGAAGTCAAAGGTATTTCTAGATTTGTACATGGCACAGGGACAGGTCGATTAGATGGTAGATTATTTGAAATTAATAGTACACTGCAAGATTATGCTTATAGTGGAACAAATGCTGAGCCTATTTTTTCTGCATATGAAACTACAGGTATACAATGGTTAGATCACACTATTATTTTAAATTCAAATAATTTGCCGCAAGGTGTTTATGGTAACGCTGCTTCTGGAGCTTTTCAAGTAGCTATTCCAGCAGGCAACACCAAAAGTTCAAGAGTATATTGGGGCGGTGTTTTTGATACAGGTGTTAATAGTTTAGTGGTTTATCCGTCTGGTGGATTAATTACTGGAACTCTTTATTCTGGCACATATTTGTCTGAATTAACCGGAGCTCTTGTTACACAGTCTGCTGGCGGTGGTACAGCCGGTAGCGCAGGAAGCGCAGGAACAGGATATCTTGCAACTAATTTAACAGGTACATTAATTGCAACTAATTATTCTGGCTTTTTGATTCCTGAATATGAGCCTCATTTTACGTACCCAGTTAAGAAATATAGTAATTATAATTTTGCAGTTAGAACATTAACTGCAGATGGTTTTGCTTCTGAATTTTCAAATCCTTTATATTTTACGTCGGGTGACATTATAGGTGGTATTACTGGCGCAGGTTATCCAACAGGATTATTTAATGGAAATGTTACTAGCGGTGTAGCGTTTTATAATCCTGATTTAGATAATTTAAATATTTCTGATAGAGTGCTTGTTAGTGGAGAAGGATTATCTCTTAGTGGTTATTTATATGATACTACAGGATCTACTGGATTAAATGGTTATGTTTTAACTTCTAGAGAAAGTGGCGTATTCTGGGAAGAGGTAGGCCAAGGAGATGGTACTATTAGTGGCAGCGGTACTGCAACTTATATATCAATGTGGTCTGGAACTACAGAGTTAACAGACAGCGCTATATACCAAAATGGATCAAGTATTGGTATTGGTACAACTAGCCCCGGTGAAGCTTTAACAGTTAACGGTAAAATTGAAGCTAATGAATTTATTGGAGATCTAAGAGGCCCTGTTGTTTTTAAAGCTAACGCTGGGGAAGCTATTACAAGAGGCGAAGCTGTATACATTTCTGGTATTGATGGAAATAAAACTGTTGTGGCGCTGGCTGATGCAGATGATTCTTCAAAAATGCCTGCTTTTGGTGTTGCTTATGAAACTGTAAATCAAAATGCTGATATTACAATTGTTACTTTTGGTATTGTTACTAACTTAGATACTTCTGCTTACAGTGAAGGTACTGAGTTGTTTGTTTCTACAGTGCCCGGACAGCTCACAGGAATTGTACCTACTGGTGAATCTGCTTTATTGCAAAAGCTTGCAAAAGTCACTAGATCAGATAATTCTGCTGGCTCTATGACTGTTATGGGTGCAGGCAGAACTAACGCTGTACCTAATCTCAATGAAGGTAGTTTATTTGTAGGAAATTCATCTAATCAACCAGTAGCTGATAACACGTTATTTGTTGATATTGCTAATACTAAAGTTGGTATCGGTACTATCGATCCTAGCGGTACATTACATATTGATGGTGATTTATTAATTAATGATGTTACTCAAGATCTTTCTGCTACTAATGTTTTAACTTGGAATTCTACTACTAAATTAGTTAGCTACTCTCAAGTATCTTCAGGTACTTCAGGATCTAGCGGCACCTCAGGATCTTCAGGAACATCTGGCTCCAGTGGAACTTCGGGTTCAAGTGCAACCTCGGGATCTAGTGGAACATCTGGTTCCTCTGGAACATCTGGATCTAGCGGAACATCAGGCTCCTCTGGAACTTCTGGATCTAGTGGAACTTCGGGTTCTTCAGGAACTTCTGGATCATCAGGTACATCTGGCTCTAGTGGTACATCAGGATCTAGCGGCACTTCGGGATCTTCAGGTACATCTGGGTCTTCAGGTGCTGATGGTATAAATACAGTTGGTTTTAGAATAGAGTTTGAGTCAACAACAGCTAATAGTGATCCGGGTAGTGGTAAATTTAAATTTAATAATTCAGATCCTGCTTTAGCCGCCTCAGTATACATTAGTGAAACAGATTTAGATGGATTAGGGATATCCAGTTTATTAGACGAACTAACCACTTCAACTAATAGTAATAAATCAGTAATTACTTTTAGGTTAGAATCTAACCAAATTTATTATGACACAGCGTACGTAACCGCCCAAACAGATAACGGGGGATGGAGAACATTAACTATATCTCATATAGATAAAAATGGATGGGTTAATGTTAGTGATGGAGACGCTATGTTTATGTCTATTGATATCATAGGCGATCAAGGCGCTACAGGAGCTCAAGGGCCTCAAGGATCTACTGGTGCTGCAGGTACCTCTGGTTCTTCAGGAACTTCTGGTTCTAGCGGAACTTCGGGTTCTTCGGGAACATCTGGATCTAGTGGAACATCTGGTTCCAGTGGAGCTCAAGGACCTCAGGGATCTACTGGTGTTGCAGGTACCTCTGGCTCTTCAGGAACTTCTGGTTCTAGCGGAACTTCGGGTTCTTCAGGAACATCTGGATCTAGTGGAGCTCAAGGTTTTCAGGGTCCAACTGGAGCACAAGGCTTTCAAGGCTCTACTGGCGCTCAAGGCGTTTCTTATTGGACAAGAGATGCTGTAGATGGAGAGATTTATCCTACTACCATTTCTGATAAAGTTGGTATAGGTACTAATACTCCTGATTATAAATTAGATATATACGGATCTTTTGGATCAAGTGCTGGTGCAGGTTTAAGGCTAAGAAGTACTGCAACTGATGACAACGGCATTATCCATCAACAAGCGGATGGAACTGCATGGTTCACTGGACAAGAGACTTCTAATCCGAATGATTATGAGTTTTGGTATAATAATGGTTCTAATTATAGCCACATAATGCATTTAGATAATAGTGGCAGTATTGGTATAGGAACAACAGGTCCAGCATATAGAACAACAATTTATGGCGGGACAGATGAGGGTATAACTTTATCTGTAGGTTCTGGTTTAAATGCATACAATTTTGTAGGTATAGGTTTAGCTGGTTATATAGCTGGGAATGCGGCAAACAAAGCTGTTTTTGCTTTAGAGAGAACAGGTATTTACGGAACTGGAAAAATACACTTTTTAAATGACGGTGCATTAGACAATGGTGATGCGACTTTAGCTGATTCAAAATTAACCATTCAAAATGATGGAAATGTTGGTATAGGAACTACAAGTCCTGAAGTTTTATTACATTTAAATGCATCAAGTCAGGTTTCTCAATATTTAACCACAACGCTAGATAGCGGTACTGGATCTAGGATAAGATTTGAGCACTTTAGAACATCTGGAGCCACTGGATATGGGGATGATTTAGGCACATTAGACTTTGTATTTAAAGATAGCGCAGGTAATGAAGATGTAGGCGCAAGAATGTTTGCGGCTTTAGGTGGTACATCTGGAGATAACACTGATGGTCAGGAAAGATCTAGATTTAAAATTCAAACGCTCAAAGGTTCGTCTACTTTATCAGAGTCTATCGAAATAGCCAGAGATGGAGATATTTTACTTTCTAATGGTAATGTCGGTATCGGTGCTGCCCCTGACTCAATCTTAGATATTAAATCTGCTGATCCAATCCTTATAATTGAAGATAGTAGTGCTAGTAGTTTTGCAACAACTAACTCATATATCAAGTTTGACATAAGTTACGCAACTGTTGGTTATATTCAACAGAGTGGTGAAACTTTACGCTTAGCATCTACAGGTGGTTCTAGTAATGTAAGAATATTTACTGCTGGGTCAGATAGAGTTATTATTGATACCAATGGTAATGTCGGAATAGGTACTACAGCTCCGACTGAAGAACTCCATTTGATCAAAAGTGCCGATACTGGGATTGGCATGGAAATAGATAACGGTAATTCTGGCGCAAGCGCTCATGCAAGAATTGGCCTCAAAAATAATTCCGATGATTTATTTTACATACTTAATCATGGTTCAGGTAGAACAGCAGCATATCGATATAATATTGCTCTAGCTAATTATTCTGAAATATTGGCTCAAGACAGTATTAATGGATTGCTCATTGGAACCGGAACAACAGATAATCCAATTATTTTTGGTAATAATAACGGCGAAAGAATGCGTATAGCTGCTGGTGGCAATATCGGTATAGGTACTACAGGTCCTGAAAGACAATTCCATGTATTAGGTGGAACTGCGGATAATAGTTCTACAACAATACGTATTGGTGGGTCAACAAATCACACATCAAGAATAGAACTAGCTGAATCAGTTTATTCTGGTACGATGAGTTATGGTTTTACCCTAACTACTGATGGAGGAACTGCAGGAGGTGCTACAAATAATTTTCTAATAAGAAATCATAATAATAGCTCAGTAGGCAACGTTGCATTCAGTATTAAAAGAGCTGACGGTAACGTGGGTATAGGTCTTTCTGATGCGGGTGCCTATCAATTGAATGTAGAACATCCTGCTGGTGGTTCAATGAGAGTTGGTCAGAGTGGTGGAATTGGCTTAGAGATTGGACATACTGCCTACTCCGCCTCCAACGCTTATACTGGTATCAAAAATAGTGATTGGACTGGAACCTCTGACTATGCGCTACTTATTGGATCTACTGATACATATCTATCGGCTAAAACTGGTGGGTCACTTATTTTGAGATCTGGGGGCAATAGCAATATTTCTCAAATTACTTTAGGAGCAAGTGAAATTGTAGTCAATTCTGGAACTGCTGATTGCGACTTCAGAATCGGAGGAGACACAGACGCAAATCTTTTATTTGTGGATGCAAGTACAGATAGAGTTGGTATAGGCACAGCAACTCCATCTGAAAAATTTCATGTTAATGCAACTACCACTAGATTAAATCAGTTTTATAATAATAGTTTTAAAAGCACACTTGGCACTGGGACAACTTATATTGGATCTTGTGTACTGTATGGTAACGGGGACGGTGGCGGTTTTAAGGTTACACTGTATGATGGAATGCAGAAAGTTCATAGAGTTGTACGCGTTTCAGTTAAAAATGCTAGTGGAACAAATAGTATCGCTTATTCAGTTGAAGGCGGCGGTACAAGTAATGCTGCAATAAATGTTACGCTTGACTACGTAAACAGATCTGGTACCGCCAGTACAACAGATTTCTTTTTAACAGGAACCAGTAAGAGCTACACTCAAGCTTATTATTGCGAAGGATTTATAAGACAAGATACCGGATATTCTACCACCGGGACAACTGCTATTGATTTAGATGATGTTGGAGTATTTACGGGAAATTCTCAAAATGTTGGAATAGGAACTGTAAATCCTTCTTACAAATTAGATGTTTCTGCAGGATCTAATACTCCAGTTGCTAGATTTACTGGCGGTACTAATGCGTATAGTGATTTCACTGACGGTTCGATTAATTATAGAGTTCAAGTTTCTGGAGATGTTTATATTGGGGCAACTTCTAATCACAAGCTTATTTTAAAAGCTAATAATTTGAGCGGCATCACAATTGACACATCACAAGGTTTACAATTTAACGGTTACGGATCAGGAGGTAAAACAGGTGGTACGCCTGCTTATAAACTCACTGTTGATTCTAGTGGTAATCTTATCGAAGTGCCGGTTGGTAGCGGTCAAGTTGATGGATCTGGTACTGAAAACTATTTAGCTAAATGGACCGATTCAGACACAATAAGCAACTCTGTTATATATGATGATGGAACTAATGTTAGCATAGGCACTCAAGGTGCTATTGGTAAATTAAATGTTAAAGCTGCAAGTGGATCTATAGGGCTATCAATAGGAAATACTACTGGAGATACTAGGTTAGATGTTACATCTACAGAAAACTCTAATGTCGCATTTAATATCTGCGATGCTGTAGCTGGAACTACAGCCAGACATTTTATAATACAAACTGCTGGTACTGAAAGATTTCGCGTTCAATCAGATGGAAATGTTTCCATAGGAAGCTCAAGTCCTCAACATAAATTACAAGTATCTTCTGCTCAGTCAGGAGGTATTCAATTTACCTATGACTCGACAAACAATTACAGAAATCAAATATTAAATTATTGGAACAGCAGCACAGATTCCAGAATTGATTTTAATGTTGCTTACACTAGTGGCGCCACTCCAACAAATATAATGTCTGTTGGTTATGCGGGTTATGTTGGTATAGGAACCCAGACTCCTTCTGCTAATCTTCATATTATTGGCAAACAAATGATCACCACTGGTGCAAACGCATCACCAGCATCGACAGATTATTTGTATATTGGAGGAGATGGGTTAGCTAGCTCTGATGCAGCTATATATATAGGAAACAGAGGTAATGGAACTGGATATGGATGGAGATTGTACTATTACGGCACTGGGAGCGGTAATGATAATAAACTTCACATAAGATCAGAAAATCTTGGTAGTCCTGTTGATGCAATGACATTTTTGCAAGACGGCAATATTGGCATAGGAACAACAGGTCCTACTGCTAAATTACATGTTTCTGCAGCTAGTGCTTCCGGTAGTATTTTTGCTAAAACTCAAAACACCTCTGGAGGAGACGTTTGGTCGCAATGGATAGGAGCAAGCAGTTGGCAAATTGGAGCAACATCGTATGGTTTAGAATTTTATAATGATAATACTACAGCTTATAGAGTAACAATTAAAAATGATGGAAATGTTGGCATAGGAACTAGAACTCCTTCTTACAAATTAGAAGTTATTACTCCTGATAATGACGCTATAAGTGTTAGAGCTACAAGTGCAAGTCATGGAATATTAATAGGTGGAGCGGCTTATAGTCTTTCTAATAGTTATATGGGAATGAAAACATCCTTTATGACTGGAGTATATGACTATATGATAATTAGTGGTATTTCTGATGGAAATACTTATATAAGCGCAAAAGATGGTTCTTCTGCTTACCTTCGAGGAGGTGGAAATAATGGTAATAACGAGGTAGTAATAACAGATGGTGGAAATAATACTTATAAAGCGACAGGTTATCATTATTTTCAAACTGGTAATGTCGGCATAGGAGCAGCTCCTAGTTACGAATTAGATGTCAATGGTGACATAAGAATAAATAGCGGTGGCACATTAAGATTATTTTCCTCTGGAGGTACTGAAAGAGGTTCTATTCAAGCTACCGATACGGACCATTTAATTATAGCAACAAGTGGTGGCGAACATATTCGATTTAAAGATGGTGGCGTTAGTGGCACTACGAATATGTCTATTTTTGGAACAGGTCAAATTGCATTTAATAATTATGGTTCAGGCGGCTTCACAGGAACTCCTGCTTATAAACTTTCCGTAGACTCTAGCGGCAATATTATTGAAACAGCAGTTGGTGCAGGTCAAGTCGATGGATCCGGAACCACAAATTATATTCCTAAATGGACCGATTCGGACACTATAGGAAATTCTATTGCTTATGATAATGGAACTAATATTGGCATAGGAACATCAGGCCCTACTGAAAAATTAGAAGTCAATGGAAATATCAAGCACCAAGGTTTAACCATGACTTCTGGTACTGATATTGATCAGTTATCAACATTTAGTCAAACATTAACAATTACTACAAGTTGGGGTGATACAGGAATTGACGGTGGTGATTTAGCTACAGGAACTTATATTGTTCAATTATTTGTTAATGATTATAGCGTAGGAGGAGGACAATATAGTGTTTATTACAGTGGGACAATGAGTTGGTATGGCAGCGGAACAAATGATACAAACTTCGGCAGCGAAATTATACTGCATCGAGCTGGTCATGCAGACAATGATAAATATTTATATTTAAGAACATTAACACAAAGCTCTAGCATATTAAAATTACAAATAGCAGGGAATTACTCAGCATCAGGATCAAGCACTTATACATTTAAATTTAGAAGAATGATTTAATATTATGTCAGAAGGAACATTTTTAAGAGATACTATAGTTATACAGCAAGGCTCTTTTGGGGTTGGCTTAACATCATTGCCGTCTTACAAATTACATGTTGCTGGAAATTCGTATATTGATGCTACAGCTGGTAGCCCAACATTATTATTAGGTCGATATTCTGGTAACGCATCAATTAAAGCAGCCACAGATGACAGTGGTTATTTGATAATGGACTCTAGCGGAGCTGGTACTGGTCGAGCGGCATTAAACTGGTATTCAAGCGATCATGTAGTTTTGGCATACGGTGGAGGTAATGTTGGCATAGGCACTACAAGTCCTTCGACTAAACTTCATATTTCTGAGTCCACTTCTCCAATTATATTAATCGAATCGCAAACAACAGTGCTCGCTGATGGTGATACGATTGGAGAAATTAGATTTAAAAACAACGATGCAAGTGGAACTTCACCTCATATTTGTGGGGCAGTCACATCTATTGCAGAAGGTGTATACGGTCGTGCTGGGCTAGCTTTTAGCACGGGTCGTACAGGTGAGTATGGTGAGAGACTTAGAATTGGTTATAACGGTTTTGTGGGTATAAATACTACAACTCCTACTGTAAATCTATCAGTAAATGGTGAACTAAGTTGCGGAGACGGCATGAAGCTTACCTTTATTGGGCTTGATATCAATTCTCAATCAACGCCTAGTTTCATAAAAATACGCACAAAAATTCCGTTTGCCTCTGGCTCTGCAGATTTTACAGTTAATATCAAGGGGTTTCAGTATGGTTCAGCACAAATGACCAGCCTTACAGTAGGTTGGCATTATTGGAATAGCACTTTTTATAATTCAGCTTTATCGTCTTCAGGTGCGTATGCGCCAGTAGTTAAATTATCAGCAGAAGATTGGGATAGCTCTGGAACCAAAAAAGTGTGCATAGTGCTTGTTGCTCCGGGTTATTGGCCTAAATTGTATGTTGAAAGTATGTATAGCAGCGCTTATTCAGATGCTTATGCAAACGGATGGACTTGGGACACTAATGATGCTACTGCAACTGGAAGTGAATTAGTAACACCTGCGTATAAATCTAATTTTGGTAATAATTTTGTAATGTTAAGTAACGGTAATGTTGGCATAGGTACTTCAAGTCCTAGTTCTGCTAAACTAGATGTTAGAGGTAGGCAGTATAACCTTTATACAGGTGCTGACGCTACCATTCTTCATCTGCATAATGATTCTGCAACGGGTTATGGTGCGTATATTAGAGTTGATAATTACGATGTTAGCAGATACGCCTTGAGAATAGATAACGGCACAAGTCAAAACTTTACCGTGCCTAATAGTGGCGGATTAATTTTAGCCAATTTAACAGATAATGTAGATCAGGTAAGAATTACCAGAGCAGGATATTCAACTACTCATGCTGATGCTAAATTATATATTTATGATAATAGCGATGCAGATTGGGCGCAAAAAATTAGTTTAGACGGTTATGGTTATGGATTAAGAATTGATGGGTTTGATACTCACGGTTTGGATCTAGTCCACACTACTTTGGGTACAGTTTTTATTACGACAGCGAATCAGGTCGTTGTTAATGAAGACGGTCAAGATTGTGATTTTAGAGTAGAAAGCGATACAAATGATCATATGTTATTTGTTGATGCTGCAACTAATGAAGTTGGTATAGGAATAAGCACTCCGTCAGCAACATTAGATGTTATAAGGGGTAATACAACTAATGCGGGAACAGCTATTTTTAGGGGCACTACTTATACTTCACATTTTAATTATAGTACTAGCGAAGATACATATATTAGAGCTGGTAAAGCTGGAGCAGATGTTATACTAGCTGATGTTGGCGGTGGTAGCGTTGGTATAGGAACAACGAATCCTACTCAAAAATTACATGTAAGTGGTAATTCATTAGTTACTGGTAAATTAATTGTAACAGGATCTACTAGCAATCAAGATTCTATTTCTATAACAAATGGAAGATTACAAGTTGGAAGACATAGCAGTGGCTCTGGAATATGGTTTAACGGAGCCGGGAATGCTACGGTTTGGTTTCATGGTTTATACACAGATTCTCAAACTTCTGCGATAAGGTGGTATTACAGCGGAGACAGAATGACGCTAAATACAAATGGCTCCCTTAGATTAAATAATTATGGCTCCGGCTCTTTTACAGGGACAGTAACTAGATATTTAGCTGTCGATGCTTCTGGTAATGTTATTGAATCTACAAACGCCGGGGCTCAAGGTTTTCAAGGCTCAACTGGAGCTCAAGGAGCTGCTGGTCCTGCTGGTCCTGCTGGTACTTCCGGTTCTAGTGGTGCAAATGGTGCTACAGGCCCTACTGGTCCAGCAGGCGCACAAGGTCCTACGGGACCTCAAGGTTTAAGAGGTTATCAAGGATATCAAGGCGTTCAAGGTGCAACAGGACCTACTGGTCCAACAGGATCTCAAGGCCCAGAAGGCCCTCAAGGTTTAAGGGGTTTTCAAGGATATACAGGCCCTCAAGGCCCAAGAGGTTATCAAGGATATACAGGTCCTAATGGTAGTACAGGTCCTACTGGTCCAGCAGGCGCACAAGGCCCAGAAGGCCCTCAAGGTTTAAGGGGTTTTCAAGGATATACAGGCCCTCAAGGCCCAAGGGGCTATCAAGGTTTTCAAGGTCCGTTTGGTCCTGCTGGTCCTGCTGGTCCTGCTGGCCCTACTGGTCCTACTGGAGATAAATACGCAATTGTAGAAGCTTTTGATAAAAATAGTTATATAGCTTTAGCGTGTGTAGAAATGCCGGAAGTTAGATTTGATGAAATCATGGTAATTAAACCAAACAAACGAAAACAATTAATAACTCCTATTGATTATAATTATATTTATGTTTGTGAACCAAATTCTATTGAGCCAATATCATATACAACTTCGGAGCCTTGTATTTGTGGATTGAATGTTAAAGGTCATAATCTTCATATAAGTTTTGAACAAAATGTTCCTGATGTTATTAGAGTGAAACTTTATGATATA